GGGATGTGGGGTATAAGGTGGAGAAAATTGACCTAGACCCCCAAACTGAGTCTATTAGTGCAACCCAAATTCGGAAGGAAATGGGCATATAAATACTATTTATACTATGAGAATCTCTATACCAGAGGGGTGTGAAAATATTAATATTTTATTATCGGGTGGAGCAGATAGTTCATTATTGACGTATCTGGTTTTACAGCAACAAAGTGTACCGGTTATATGTCACATAATGAACAACGATGATGAAATTTTTGATAAATTGTTCGTTCCAATAAACCAGTATTTTCATAACAAATTTGGTGATAGATATAAAGTTTCTCGTATAAGACAGCAAGGTATGTTTATCAGAGATGCGGTAGAACGTACTTTAAGTGTATATCCAGGTGTGGTACTAACTGGATGTAATAAAGTGGTAACACACTTTACACCAACGGTTTATATACCAGGAGATACGCCGCCTGTTCGAGGACCAGCATTAAACGAGTACCATTTACGACCTTTTATAGACATAGATAAAGTTCAGATATTACAGATGTATGTTGAAGAAAATATCCTTGAGTTATTTAACCTTACTAGGTCATGTGGATTACCAGGATTAAATAAGTGTGGTGGTTGTTATTTCTGTATGGAACGAGATTGGGCAGTAACCACACTCAATATAATTGACGAATAGTAAACAATTTTTTAGGAATAGTCATGAAAACATTTAATATCTCATATTCTTCTGATGCTAATGTTGAAGTATTAACTACAACATTAAGTACTTATGGAACCGTTATTTACACATTACAAAATGTCCGTGTGATTGGACTAGAAGTAGCAGACGAAGTAGAAATGTCTGCTATTCAATCCATCGTAAACGTTGTTCTTGTTGAATTGGATGGTGGTACTACCATAACATCACAAACATCGTGGCACTTATTACGTTTGGTGTCGCCAACGTTACCGATGAAGCAAACCTATAGTCCATTAAATAATGGTGATGATTGTATTATTTATCTTATGGATTCTGGAATAACTACCACACATGAAGAATTTACTGGGTCTACGATAGTAAATTTATATTCATACGATGGAGTATATACGGATAGTCTAGGTCACGGAACTACGATGGCTTGTTTAATAAATGGCCAGACTGTAGGCGTATCTAAAAAATCTATTATTAAAAACGTAAAGATTCCTTTTGGTTCCGCTTCTCTCGGTCAACTACTAACAGCGTTCGATGCAATCTTAGCAGACCATAATACAACTGCGGGCGTCAAGGTTGTAAATTGTTCGTGGACAATTCCTAAGAGTCAATTATTGGACGGTAAAATTCTTGAACTTCAAGCCGCGGGTTTGGTTGTAGTAGCAGCCGCAGGAAATGCGGGTGTGGAAGCAGACACACTGTCTCCTGTCGGATTGGATACGGTAATCGGTGTTGCTGCATCCGATGCATATGATAGAGTTATTTCTTGGGGTAGTGGTTTATCAAGCAATTGGGGACCAGAAGTTGACCTCACCGCACCTGGAGTAGATGTACCCATAATTAATTTGAACGGAGGATATACAACCGGTTCAGGAACTTCTATCGCTGCCGCTATCGTATCTGGTGTTGTTGCACAATACATAAAAAATAATAATTCATTAACCGCGCAACAAATACAAAATTTAGTAATAGATTCTGCGGCCGAAGATATGTTATTTAGAAATGAGTCGATATACGGCACAACACCAAACAGATTAATTAAAGCATTGTATATTGATATGCATAAGATTTGGGATAAGCAAAGTTTTACAATGTTTCCAGTCCAACGAGGTGCTACTAGTACATTAACATTTAATACTACATTACCATTAGCATCTGCTAATTATTCTGACTGCGTTCTCATAAACGATAGAACCGGCGCAGAAACATTTTTTAAGAAATATCCGTGGGCAAACAGTTCTTATTCTGATGGAGTTCTTACGCTAACTGTAGAACCTACTGAGGAAATTTCTGTGGGTAAATATACGGTTCAATTAACATCAATTGACAATAACAACGTTACCTACTACACACGATATAGTTTAGGTGTGTATGAAAACTCACCAACAGAATTAGACGCTGTAGAATTAGAACAATATCTCACTACAGACGAAAATAATGTAGATTATTTAACTATAGTTACCGCTGCATGTTATTATGATGCAGACTGTGGTAAGGGTGCATTTTGTGCCGGTGGAAATTGTGCATAATTGGTGATATATGCAAACAATTGGTTTCGCTGGGTGTTCGTTTACGTATGGTGATGGTTTAGATTATTATTTTGGTAGTCGAGAAACTAGTAGATTTTCTCATTTAGTAGCTTCTCATTTTAATGTTCAGTCGTTAAATCAATCATTTCGGGGAGGCTCCCACACACAAATTATTAGTTGGTGGGAGTCTTTCTTTGAAACTCAAAACGTGGATGCGTTTGTATTTCAGTTCACTATGTGGACACGGAGTGATAGTCTCATTTTACCTGGCGTATCCCACATTGATATGTTTAGTAAGCATGAAAAAGTTTTTCGTCAATGGTCCATAGAGAATAATATTAGTACTGATGAGTACATTGAACAGGCAAAAGTTTCTGATGTACATAATGTTTTAAGTTTTCTACAGCAGTACGAACAACGATTTCCCATTTACATTTTATGTTGGCCAGATACAACACTACCGTATATAAAAAAATATACATGGCTAACAGATAGATTGATTAAGTTATCATATCAAGGACAAACTTACGAATCGATTTCAGATTTAATGGACAATCCACTAAAACCTAAATTTGGTTTATTGTCAAAAATGATAAAAACTTCTCAAACGTTATTTTTTAATACTGGTGAATTTTTTGATGTGTCGAATACATCTAGACCAGAACTAACGATTGCTACGGATTATATTAATTTTAAGAAGCCCAGAAAAGACTACCATCCCTCTAAGTTATGTCACGAAGTGATAGCCAATAACATCATAGATAGGTTGACGAATGATAATCTCTTCAAAAATAACTGATGAAAAATGGATTTGGGTAAAAATTCCAAAAACTGGAACTAGAGCCTATTCACAGTTATTTTATCCTGATAAAGAATCTCAACTTCATTTTCATCACACATTTCACGAATTGTACATCCAGAATCAGAAAAAATATTCTGGATTTACTGTAGTTCGTCATCCCGCCTCACGTTTTGTATCGGCACTAAAACACTTGGCAGACATAAATCATTTGGGAAGTTTACCGTGTGATAGTATAAAGAATCTTGTTAATTTTTTATATGATAATTTTTATGAAAACTGTTTACCCAAACATAACAAAACCTTACAGTCTATCTTTGGTTTAGACTATATCAATTATCATGAATCATTTTTCAAAACACAAGTACATTGGGCGTATCATCCAAAAGTGGTATGGTTTAAGTATGAAAATTTAACCACGTTCAATAACTGGTTAAAAACGCAATTAGGAATAGACAGTGTAGGTATAAAGCGGGTTGGTGAAGTAAAATCTTCCGAATTACAACATCTTAATTTTCACGACCCAGAATTTGTAAAAGTAATGCAATACCTATTTTTAGATGACTACACGGTATACGGGTATTCTACCGACACGTAAAAATAACGTAATTTATTGGTAACTGGATACTTATAATAGTACTATATACGGAATATATATGGATTTTATTACACAGTACGTCACTAACAAGTTTCAACGCAATACCACACGATTTGCTAAGCAAACTAGTAACGCTATTGTAAGTGGGTCAACCACTGCATTAGGTGGGACGTTTATACTTTTAAATGCACAATCTGTCTCAGGCGCACCGTGCAGAATCAGATTATACGCTGATAGTGCTAGTATGGTTACTGATGCGAGTAGAGCATCCTCTAGTTTTGCTTTGAATGACTCGGTTGCCTTAGTGGCTGATATTGTATTGAGTGGGTCCACCGTACTTAATTTCACTCCACCAGTTATCGGTAATACCTTTACTGATGGGCAACTATGGTATAATTTGAGTGGGTCAAGTTTCTTACCTATTACGGCATCGATAACTTCATATCCCCTACGACTAGATAGTACAACTGGAAATAGTAGTATAGTTATTGCGGGGTCAAGTATACCCACAACGGGTGACGGAGTTAGTGGAAGTATTACCACATCAAAGAGTTTCCTAATTTTGAGTGGAAGTGCAACCCACGAATCACGATTACGTATTTACTCGAAACCATATACAGATATCCCTTCTGGAGAAATGACCAGGTCGTTTGGTGTACAACCTGGTGACAATTCTGGATTGATAGCCGACTTAATGTTTGATTCCGCAAGTTTTCGATATCCTCTAGTTCCTATATTGGAAGGATTCACTTGGTCAGGTAATGCATATGAAACAGGCACCGGTCAACTTGGATATATTTTAGAAAATCGTTCTGGTGGTGTTGCTACCATAACGGCAACACTATTAACATATAGTTTAGAGGACTAATATGCGTTTTTATCCGTTTGGTTCAAGTTCTTTAAACCAAGTATATAACCCCACAGGTGCGGTAACCGCATCGGTATCTCAGTATGCAGTAACCGCCAGTTTCACACAAAACATACTTAGTGCTTCGTATGCAATAAACGGAGTGCCTGGTTTGAGTGGTTCAAATGGAAGTTGTAGTTATCAAGCAGGTCTACAAGGACCAACTGGATCGGTTGGATTCGCTGGTTCGGTTGGTGGAACATCTATAGCGTACCCATCTGGGTCAGGATACGGAAACTAATAATATGCAATTTTATCCACATAATGTTCCGCCAACAACGATTGGGTTAGCCATCAGTGCAAGTACAGCGACCAGCGCATCGTTCATCAATAATTTCGCTGGTATAGCCATCAACACAGCTAGTTTGGCCCTAAATATAACTGGGTCGGCAGGAACACCAGGAACGAGTGTCGCGGTAATCGGTCCTACCGGTTCACAAGGAGTACGAGGAGTAACAGGATTTAGAGGAAATAGTATATTCTTACTATCATCATCGTGGAGTGGAAGTGCATGTGGTAGTGTTGGTGACCCATGCCTCGGACCAATTACATTGTACGCTATAGGACCAGGCTTCGATGAATGTAGAACCGACCAAGGGTCGGGAATCTATTATACTACAAGTAGTCTCGACCTTCTCAACAGTAATCAAGTTGGTGACGCAGACGGAGTAATATTGTATACAAATAGTGCATGTAGTTCTGTTGCGGTAAGTAATGCAATACATAATACAGAAGGAGTTGTATTCTATACAGACGGGACAGGTGTAATCACATCTACTGGGTGTTCTTCATAATGTCATCATATTATTTTCCTTTTGGCGGTGGTGCTACCGTATCAATAACAAATATCAGTCATTCTATATTAGCCACTACCGCAAGCGTTCCTGTTAGTGCAACGTTGTCAGTACTGACAGCATCATATGCACCTACAGCATTGAATACGCCTGCTAGTGGTCCAGCAGGAACAAATCAAACAGCAGAATTATGTGGACCAAGTACCGTATCTGGTTCGGCGGGTGTACAAGGACCAACGGGGTCGAAAGGAACAGATAATGTCACTTGCCCAGCTGGAACTATTGAATGTACTAGTTTAAATCAATACTTACCACAATTAAACTTATTGCGACCATCGGGTTCACAATTCATTAAGGTATGCATGCAAATTCCACCAGGATGTACGTCTGAAAATGCAGTATGTCCAGACTATTTACCTAGTGGGTCTGTATCATCAACTTATCCAAGTATCCCTTGACAAATAATAAAATATATTGTATATTTCATTAAACTTTAACCGAAGGTAAATTATGACAAATACGGTTCCCGCACCATTAGCACTACGAAATTTAATTGAAAGTAATAATCAATTATTAAAAATCTACCAATCAGAGCTGACTGCTAAGGTCGCACAAGCCAACGAAGAAATGATGAGAATGTTAAATCTTAATCCAGAAGATGGTTGGAGATTAGACCTAGAGACATTTACTTATGTCAAGGTCGAACAAACAAATGATACATCAGTCAGCTGAACAAGCAATACTGACATTCGGAAAGTTTAAAGGTTATTCACTCGCTCACGTATACTACAACAATCAGTCATACCTTCAATGGATGACACAAACCGTTGGGATACCTGAAGTCTGGAAAGAAGCGGCAACATTGACGCTCAAAGGTGAGGATATTTCCCACCTGAAGATTGCAAAGACAAACAATCCGACTTCCACATTCACACCACAAGTATCGACAGATACCGCAGTTTCTATTCACTTAAAGGATAGTAAAACTGCGGTGGTTGTCATGCCGTATAATCCTAACTTAATGGCGAAGTTCAAGTACGAAGTGGACGGACGTAAATGGAATGGAGAAGAGAAGTGGTGGGAATTTCCTGCGGTTCACCTTCCGAAAGCTTTCAACGTCTTTGGGGAGCAAAATATTAAATGTGATGACAAAGTACTCAATATGTTGAGTAAATTGCGTGACCGTAGAGAGGACTTAGACGAGATTCGGGTTAAGGAAGATGTGGACTTCTCAATTGATGGCATGCAACTTCAACTCTACCCATACCAGAAAGTCGGGGTCAAGTTCGTGGAACGAGCCGATGGTCGGTGTCTTATCGCGGATGCGCCTGGTTTGGGTAAGACCGCTCAAGCTATTGGATTCGCACAACATAAGAATCTTAAGACCATTATCGTCTGCCCACTCTCTGTGGTGGTAAACTGGCAACGTGAAATTAAAAAGTTCACTGGTAAGGATTCTACTATTTGGGATAGTAAGAGTTATGATGGGAAGTTAAAGAACCAATTCCACATCGTTCATTATGACGCCGTGGGTAAGGTAGTTGGTGACTTACGGAAGCAAGAGTTCGACCTATTGGTATGTGACGAAGCAACTTATCTCAAAAACAGACAAACCATCAGAGCAAAGAGTATCTTAGGGTCATATAAGGAACGACGAAAATATCCAGGCATCAAAACGAAGTACTGTATCTTCCTCACAGGCACACCAGTGATGTCTCGTCCTATAGAAGCGTTTGCTTTGTTGAACTTCCTCGACAAAGAACGTTTCAACAACTTTTTCCATTTCACCCAAAGGTACGGGGGATGGAAAGGTGAGGCTCCTCGTAATCTCCAAGACCTCCACGACCGTACAAAAGATTTGGTCATCCGCCGTAAGAAAGAACAAATCTTGACGGAACTTCCTGCGAAGCAACGAAATGATTTGTACGTGGAATTGACGAAGGACGAACAGAAGCAATATAAAGAAATGTTACGAGAAGTCTTTGGTCGGTGGAAGGTAGAGAAGCCCACCATTGGTCATATGCCGAAAATCCAAGAGTTCTTGATTGAAAAGAAGATGCCACGATTGGTAGAAATGGTTGATGAATTCTTAGATAACGATAAACCCATTCTTATCTTCAGTAATTATATTGCTCCACTGAAGTTCTTAGAAGAACATTATGGGCAGAAATCGGCCATACTGACAGGTGAAATGAATAGTAAGGAACGTCAGAAGTCTATTGACCGTTTGACAAGTGGGGAAGCCAAGGTCGGTCTGTTCAGTCTGTTAGCGGCAGGTATGGGTATTGACGGGTTACAGAAACAAATAGATACAGTCGTATTCTTGAATTGTGATTGGGTTCCCGCAAACCACGAACAAGCAGAGGACCGTACCCATCGTATCGGTCAAAAGAGTCAGGTCCAAGTTTATTATATGTTATGTGCCGATACGATTGACGAATATATGCGGGATATCCTCAAAGAGAAACAAAAGGTCGCAGATTTGGTGGTGGACGGAGCATTGGTCACACCAGAACGTTCTAAATCGTATTTTAAGGAATTTGTGTCCAAAATTAGTCAGGTTTATAGGGAAGATATTTCCACCAAAAACGTAGACGATTGATATTTATAAAGGTATAAAACTAACCAGTTTAAGGAGTTATTTATGGCAGAGTACAATTTCCCGACAGAAACGATAGACTTGCCCAGTGGTGGGAAGTTCTATCCAGAGGGAAGTCCGTTACGGAGTGGAAAGGTTGATGTCAAGTATATGACCGCAAAGGAAGAAGATATCTTGACCTCAACCAACCTTATCCAAAAAGGGACGGTTATTGATAAGTTGATGGAAAGTTTAATTGTCACACCTGGTGTAAAACCCGATGATTTATTGATTGGGGATTTAAATGCAGTAATGGTTGCGGCTCGTATCTTAGCTTACGGTAAGGATTATCCAATTGAATTAGGATGTGGAAACTGTGGAAAGAAATTCGAACACGTAGTTGACTTATCTGGATTGTCAACGATTGATGTTACGGATGAATTAATCAACGGTGAACATGAAATAGACCTACCAACTGGTACCAAGGTTACCTTTAAGTTATTGACCAGAGCAGATGAAAAAGAAATTATGAATGAAGTGAACGCAACAAAGAAGATTGGTACTGGTGTCGATAATGAAGCAACTACACGATTAAAGTACATTGTCACTTCATTTAATGGAAACCGTGACCGCAAGACTGTACGGGAATTTGCAGAAGCAATGATTATTCGTGATGTTCGTGCATTACGAGAAGCATATAGAAAGGTTTCACCTGATGTGAATTTTGAATTAAATGTTGTATGTCCAAGCTGTGATACGGCAATTAAAGCGAGGATGCCCTTTGGGGCAAACTTTTTTTGGCCTGACATCCGAGCATAAAGTCGATATTCACAAAACGTTGTTTACAATGGCGTATTATAGTAATGGAGCATTTAATTTTGACCAAGTTTATAATATGCCGGTCTATCTTCGTAATTTCCATTTGAGACAATTGGAAGACGTAAAAAAGAAAGAAGCAGAACAAGTTAAACAGGCACAAGCGCGAAGTAAACCTTCAAAGAGATAATGTATGGCAGAAGATTTCTCCGATTTAAAATCTTTAGCAGAGTTAGCAGTAGAGTATTTAAACCTATTGGTTGATACTACTAAAGATTTAATTACTGCTCAAAAAGAAACTAATGAAGCAATCAAATCAAATACTGCTGCCACCCAAGAATCGACAAAAGAAAAGAAGAAAGAAACTGACGAAACAAAAAAGTCATCCCAAGCATTAAAAGACTTAAAAGATAAATCTCTTTCATTAGGAAAAGAACTTCTTAATATTGCAAACGCAGGTGTCAAGTTTGGTACTGCGGTGGGCACTACCGCAACCCGTGGTGTCCAACTTGAAATCCAAAATAGACTAGCAGTTGCTTCACAGTTAGCTAACTTCAATGCAAATCTAGCAGTTACAGTTGAACAACTAAAGGCAGCACAAACTGGATTCAGTGATGTGTTTATTGGTGCTGCAGCGGGTATGCAATTAAGTTCAAAGGGAAGTGTAGAGTTTGTTAGAAGTTTGAAGGAAGGATTTGGTGCAGAATTTGAACCAACCGCAGAAACATTCCGTACACTAACTCAATTAGGTATTTCCACCACAGAACAATTTAATGCACTTCGTGTAGCATCGGGAAGAGCTGGATTATCTGCTAGCCAATTATCGACTCTTTATAACAAGAATCAATTATCATTCCTTTTATACGGAAATAGTTTTGCGAAAGCAGCCGTTAATGCGGAACGTCTTGGAGTAAATCTTGCAAGTATCCAAGCTGCACAAGAAGGATTGGTCACAAATCTTGATGGAACCATCGATACCGTTGCACAAATTAATCAATTAGGTGGTCAAATAGACTTTGGTAACTTAATAAGAGTTGCAGAAACTGAAGGTCCAGCTGCCTTGATGGCATATGTCCGTGCTACTGTTCCTGCGAACTTGATGCAAAGTGCTAGTACCCGTGCACTCTTTAAACAATTAGGTATTTCTGTTGAAGATTATATTAAGTCCGGTGGTGAACAAGTTAGTGCGGCAGACGCTATAGAAGCAAAAATGACAGAAGCAGCGACCGCTACAGGAAAAACAACAAAAACTCTTGGAGAGCTTGGTGGTATAGCAAGTAAATTATCTTCTGGTTTAATGGGGTCATTTGGAGGATTAGCTATTGCAGCGTATGCAGCCGCCGCAGCTTTAATAAAAGTAGCTGCATCTGGTGCTATGCAAGCAACTTTACTTAAGGGACTAGGTGGAGTAGCGGGTGGTGCTATCGGTATGGGAGTTGGTACTGCATTGGGCACCGCTGCAGGTGGTACGACTACCGGAAGTTTAACTGGTAGTGTTATTGGGTCTATATTAGGTGGTATAGCTGGGTCATTTATTCCAGGCGGTACTCTGATTGGAGCAAGTATAGGTGGTTCGTTGGGTGGATATTTTGGTGGATTAGCAACAACACCAGCAAACGATATGTATTCCGCTGGATATGGTAGTCGTACATTAGTCACCCCAAAAGGAGCATTCGCTCTCAATAATGCAGATGATATTATCGCTGGTACTAATCTGTTCCCGAAGGGGTCGCTTAGAGCTGGGGCAGATAACTCAGATTTAGTCAGAAAGGTGGATAATTTAATTACCGCGTTGTCAAATGCAACTACCACAATTAATGTCGGTGGTAATATGCAAACGGTTCCTCGCTTACAATTGGTTGGTGTGTACTCCCGCAACGAAGTGAGATAACATATGGCAACGTTGAAAGATTTATTTGAAGAAAAATCCCAAGACATCTACAAGAGATTTTCGCCAAGTAGTGACCAATTAATTGTGGTCAAGCCAGATACCGATGGAGTGTTTGGAAGTAATAGTCGTATTAAAAATGACAATCGGTCAGTCCCAACCGTATCGGTATTACGAGATACTCGTCGAGTCAGTAAGTTTTTAACGTCACCAGAAGGTGTATTATTTACTACTAAACAAGCATTACTACAAACTGGAAATACATTCCTCAATACTAAATTATACAATCCACTATCTCCCGCTTTAAATGCTGTTCCGTTCTTACACATAAGACGAAATATACCAACGAATACATTAGTACCTTCACCATCTGGATTATTACAAACGACCACCGTTAATACCGTTGCGAGTCGATTTAACACTATAGGTGAATTACAAGCACTCACTACGGGTCAACGTAGGTTGTTACCTACAATTGGTAGTTTGGCAAAAAACTATTTGGTAACTCAATTAAAAAATGCTGCCAATTCTATTATTCCATTACCTCAATTTTACACTACCTCTCGTCCAGAATACAAAGCATTTGAAAAGGGAATTCGTATATTTCCAGCCCAACCATTAAGTCAACGTGGAATTGTACGAACAAATGTAACTGCCACACTTGTAAATGTAATTGCATCAAGAGTGACCACCAGATTAGTCGCATCCACAACATCTGCGCTAAATAGACTTGTACCAAGAAATTTAAGAAATACGGTTCCTCCTGTTCCAAACGTACCTATCCCAGCATCAGACTTTACGTTTGAACAAAAAGCACAACAATTTAAGGATAGTTTTACGAAGAACAATAGAACATCACGATTCAAGAGTAAATATTTTAGCGAAGCAGAAAATCCAACCGAAACACAATTTGATACTGGAATTGTTCAAGCAAGAAAAGATCCTGTAGTTGGTTATACCACATTAAAGGATCCGTATAATATAGCAGAGTTTCAAAGTAACGAAAATAATTTTGATGCAGCAGGGAACTTAGTCGGTGATAAACTAAATTATGCAAATATTACTAAACCACAAAAAGAAAAGTCAGATATTGTAAAGTTTACATTCCGTGATGCAACAGATGCAAACAGTAATCCTGTACACTTTAGAGCATTAATATCAAGTATAAAGGAATCAATTAAACCAGAATTTACTGAACAACGATATGTGGGTCGTACCGAACGATTCGTAACATATGGTGGGGCAAAACGTGGATTAAGTTTATCATTTAATATTGTGGCATTTTCTGACGGTGAACTTGACGGGATGTGGACTAAGGTAAATTATCTTACTGGTTTGGCATTTCCAAAGGGTGTGCAGAATGGATTTATGACTCCACCACTATTTAAATTTACTATCGGTGGATTATATGATAACCAACCGTGTTATATTGAATCTTTAGACTATGATTTCTTAGATGAATCAATTACATTTGATATTGACAGAGAAGTACCATTTGCAATCAATGTAAATATGCAACTCAGTATCCTTGAAAAGCGTAGTAAGTTCCACGATAGTCCATTCTATAAGATTACAGAAGATGCTGAACAGATTATCAGAGAACGTAGAAATGCAAGAAATCAGTTAGAAGAAATTAGAAGATTTAACCAAACTCCTTAAGGATAACTTAAATGGAACGATATACTACACCACCACAAGTGGATACGACAAAAAAGATTCCATATTATACTACGGTGTTGCCTACGTCAATTCCGTCTGAGGACATTCCATTCTATTATGTTGTGCAAGATGGTGACCGATTGGACACGTTATCATATAAGTTTTACAACACTACAGAAAACTGGTGGGTACTTGCCAAAGCGAACAATTTAGCAAACGGTAGTATGGCAGTACCTATCGGAACCAGACTTTTTATTCCGAATATTTAATATGGCAATACGCTTTAAATCTGCACCAGTATATCCACCTAGTGGTGTCTTAAATATTACCAGTGGATTTGGTAAACGAACAATAGATGATGCTATCGAACCACATAATGCAGTGGACATTGCTGCTCCGGTCGGTACTCCAATACATGCGGTGGCGGATGGTACCGTATTCAGATTAGTAAATAATGCAACATGCGGTGTTGGGATTGTGTTATTACACGATGAAGTAGATGTAGAAGGTGTGACTAATTATGGTCGTAAACCACGATTTACAACATCTGTTTGTCATATGCAAGCAGGTTCCCCACAAGAATTTAATATTACTGTAGGATCTAAGGTAATCGCTCAACAAGTAGTTGGTCGAGTAGGAATGACAGGACGAACATTCGGTCCACATTTACATTTTATACTTAAGAAAGTTAACAGAGATCCAGATGTTGGGGATAAGGAAATAGGCGAAGAAGGAACTATTCTTCAAATTACAGATACGGCTATAGACCCGTTGCCTTACCTAACGGCTGTGGCAAATGTATCTTATAACAGTTCAACTAATTCTACTAGACCTACTAGACCAGTACAACAAGTACCACCGTCCCGAGCTGCTATCAGTCCATATATTGAAGCGTTAGAATCATTTCATCCAAAAATTCAATATGAATTAACCAGACGTAGAATATCATCGGAAACGGCAAATACTTATATGCCGTTTGTAAAGCTTACATCGTTGTCGCAAGTACCAAAACAATTATTAGATGGTACTGCATTGAATAATTTACCTGATAGTGAAACATTAGCTTATTGCCCTTCGCTTGGTATACACGGATTAAACGATGTGTCGTTTGAAGATATTTACTTGACGCGAGATAATAATAGAAGTACGGTGGCATATGGTATTAGTCAAGACGGTAGCAGAACAATACCAATCCTTGTTGCAAATGCATCAAAAGATGCAAAGAATATTCCAATTCCCGGCATCACTCAAGTAAATGTAGAACGTAGTACTGCGGGCCCAATGGGCGTTCGCGGTGGCTTAATGAAAGCAGATTTAAAGATAGTCGCCTACTCCGTTGGACAAGTAGATGCATTACTTAGATATTTCTTACGTCCTGCTACAAGAGTGGTTCTTGAATTGGGTCGTACCTCATCTAGCCCAAATGAAATAAAAATTACACCTTTTGATTGGAAAAAAGCAGTTAAAGGAGAGTTAGGATATAAAAAGAATAATAGTGAAATTAAATTAAACATTAAAGAATATTTTACTTCCCTTATCAAAGACGAAGATCATCAAAAGGATTTTATTAAACAATATGTTTACAACAATTATGGAAACTACGAAATCTTTATCGGGTATGTAGTAAAATTCAATCTAAAATATAACAAGAATAATATATTTGAAATAGATTTAACAATACATTCTGTTCAACAATTTGAAGTACCTACTAAACACACCGCAGTACAATCTACCTGCCCATCGCCAGTATCAGCATGTAAAGTAATAGATATTCAAGAATATTTTAATGATGTATACAACTGGAAGGCGAATCATTTTACCAAGTTAATATCGTATTATAGAAATATACAAACCGGACCTGATAGTGTTTGGTCCGACCAGATTGTTCCGATAAAAAATGATCAAAGTGAACAAAGAACTGCTGGTGCTGCAAGTACTAATGCTGGTACTAGAGAGAATGAATATTTTGTGTCGTGGAGATTTTTCGTAGAAAAAATTCTCAATGATAGAGTTCTTGGAATCGCAAGCATGTTGGGTGATAATAGAGAAGCATTGGCACAATTAGCATTGTTACGTCCCACAAGAGAAGTAACTGGATCGTTAGCGGAATCTGGATTGTTTGCAAATCAAGTCGGATATCATCCAAGTTTACGGTCAATTAATCCAGGCGTTATGCTTATCCGTAATCCTATTGCACAATCCCAATATATCAACTCAGATGATGATGTTATATTTGCAAGTTTAACAAATGCTGCTGCGTCGGGAAGTTCGGCAATAAGTCAAGCATTTAGAGATTCTACACTAGAACGTAGACTTGAACAAGCATTAAATCCATTTGAAAATGTAATAGGGCCATCGGTTGAATCGGGCGCTTCGTATTTAACCAGAGGTATATGGATTAACACTAGTGCAATCAAACAAGCATTTACCTCCACTGATACAGTTTCTTCTGGCATCAATTCATTATTGAGTATGATGAATTCAGCAACAGAAGGTTATTGGAATCTTCAATTATATTCTACGGATGTTAAAAATCCAGGTATGCACGTAATTGATATGGGATTATCAAAAACACCAAAGTTAGTTTCTGTAGATACGGAAGATGCCGATACAACCAACATTTTAAATAGTATAAGTGGTGTAAATATTAACAGATATTATGAAGGGTCTGAAGATAATCCAAAGTATATTTATATGTTCAATCGTGGTACCAAAATTCTTAATGATGGTGAACTTGGCAGCGATTTAATAGATTTAAATGTAGAATTCAATATGCCACAAGTAGTGGCAGTACAGGCAATTGCAAACATTGGTGGTCCGGCGCAAAAAGGATTATTAAACACGATTGATGTGAAGGAACTTCAACAACTTTCATTAATACAGGGATTATATACCCCATGTGGTAATGATGATGGTAACGGTAATTGTCAGAGTGACGAACTCCAACGTTTAGACAGACGATTGGCAGACGCAGTAGAACAAGAAAGATTGGCAAGGGAAGAGGATGCTAGACAGGGTGTACAAGGTAATCTACAATTTACAGGTGAAACTTTTGTAAACGTTGGTCCATCGGAAAGAACTGTTAGTGCACAAAGAAACGTTGCATCAATACAATTAGAACGTGATATTGTTACTTCGACTCAATTCAATCCAAATCTAGTTGGAACATTACGAGAGTATGCGGATTTGGGTACCGCACTACAGTTAATGGAAATTAATCCTGCACGTATGATGAAAAGATTGAATTTAGATTCAACCGCAGCAGAGGAAGGTAGAACTCCTTCAAAAGCACACGCATTTAACAGTTCTAATCTTACAAAAACTATTGTCGATGTTACACTACCTGGTATTGGTGGTATTAACCTATTCCAATCATTTTTAGTTGACCGTATACCATCTATTATTGACCGTGGATTTTATGTCGTAACAAAAATCACACACGAATTTAGTTCACAAAATGGATGGATTACCAAGATACAAGGACGCTTTAGATATAGACCAAAAGCAGCAGAATCCAGAGCACCGACATCACCATCAACGGGTACCGCAGGTACATCGGGTGCGTCTGGTACCTCTGGTAGAGTAGCATCAACTCCTACCACCCGTCCATCGGTTACTTCACGTTCGGCAAACCCAGCGAATGCTCCGATGAGAAATACAACCGTAAATAATCGCCCCTCAAGTTTTGACGCGTTCCGTAATCCATTCGGACGATAAATATGACAACACCATATAGTACTCGCCCAAAAATAACTCAAGTTGATGTACGTAGCGGATTTGTTACCCGGTATTTTGTAAGGCATATTTCTACTAAGTTGATAACTGAAGTAGATAAAAAGCAGTATGAAGCGTTCAAGACAAACGTATTATATGAACGTGTAGAATTTCCTTGGGTTATCACGGGGTTTGCAAATGATACACTATCATCGGATGGTACAATTATCTATGGAGCAAAACATAAGAATACAGTGACCGCAGTATTTTATGACAAAAACATGCCCGGGTTAACTAGATTATTGTCTAATCCATTAGAAGGATTTCAAGGGGTTGACAATAGAGTGGATTGATAGTATATTTAAATTATAATATATTATTGAGGAACCAATGGTTATTACGACACAAGCAGAACTAGAATATTTGACCAACCGCCTTCGGGGTGAGACTACTTATGTCTATCCCGTGGCGGTTGACGCATTTCTACACTCTTCACAGAATCGTGTTGCTTTACTCCATTTCCTCTTTGATGATGGAACCTCGTATACTGTGTCGGTCAATCATCCCGATGCCCCACACTTTCAGATGGACCTGAGTGATGCATATAAGTTGGTCACCCTTCATAAAAAAGAATTACAACAACTGACTAATGCAAAGAATGTAGTTGACTTGGCATCGTTGATACATTTGAATGGGGATGTGATTCCGTTGTATCGGGAATACTACACGATGGCGATGCACCAGATTAAGAGCCAGTTCAAGTTCAAGAATCTCCATTACAGTATCCCGTTGACTTCGTGGATAGAAACCGCAGAGGCGTTCTTACAACACTGTAAGCATATGTACGACCGATGCCAGTCCACGGAACAGACATCTGCGTTTGAATTCATTAATCAGATTACCATTCCTACGTTGACCAAGATTGAGCAAGCAGGACTCTGGACTACTGACAATCAGTTCGTGTATTCTGATTATAACATCTACACTTCTACAGGTCGTCCGAGTAATGCGTTTGGTGGAATCAACTTTGCCGCTCTCAATAAGAACGATGGTACCCGTGAGAAGTTCGTCAGTCGGTTTGGGGAGAATGGTACTCTTGTCCAGTTTGACTATGAGGCATTCCATCTTCGTCTTGCGGCTGACCTTATCGGATATAAACTCCCAGAAAGTTCCGTTCACGAATTCCTTGCCAAACAGTATTATGGGACAGATAATATTACCGAAGAACAATATGAAGAATCCAAGTCCCGCACGTTCGGATTGATGTATGGATATAGTGACGATACAGGTGGTGTAGAGTTCTTCCAAAAGCTCAAGGAGTACTCGTCTGATTTGTGGGAGAAATACCGTCAGAATGGATTTGTATTGTCAGGAACGGGTCGCAAAGTGACTGTATTTGACCCCACCAGTAATAAGGTGTTTAACTATATGATGCAGTTGACGGAGACTGAAGAAGCGATTGCCAGAGTAAACGGAGTTTGCCAGTATTTGGATATGTTCAAATCCAAGGTCATTCTGTATACTTATGACGCTATTCTACTGGATGTCCACAACGATGAATTGGATATTATGGGGAATGTCGCAGAAAAACTCAGTAAAGGTGGATATCCTGTCCGTCAATATCGTGGTCACAATTATAACCAAATTTCTCTATACAAAATATAATTTATTGAATACATTTTGATACTTATAAGAAGTCGGTTAACAGTCTTATGAGTACTATATGAACGAAACTCAATTGTTATGCACGTTTATAGCAGCTGATAAGTTGGATGAAAATGTAAATCTTATTAAGAATTCTTATACACTAGCGTTCAACAACGTGTATGTTCTTGAAAATATTGATGACCCAAATCAACTTATATTAACATATAATATCGTAGTGGGTTCATTAAAAGAACATTACGCACCACCAGCTTCCACTATATCCGTACACAGAAAGAAGCAAACAAATACAATATATACGATTAATGCATTAAACGCATTAATAGCAAGTAAAAATGGTGGTAAAATAGATAAGTCCTATAAGATTGATTGGGATGAATTAAAGAATTCTATTTTAGTTACCGCACATGGTCAATTAAAAATAGTTAAAACCAAAATAAAAGAAATATTAAACTTTTAGTAAGTAGGGACTTGACAAACTAAACAAAGCGTGGTATACTTCTTCCTACTTGGGGTATATCACAATAAACACCCTTAAACATTTTAAACGAGGTAAACAGTATGGCGCTAGACATCAATGCACTAAAGAGTAAGCTTAACAGTTTCAAGCGAGTTGGCGGTGGGGACCGCGATACCGCTATCTGGAAGCCGAAGGAAGGAAAGACAGTCATCCGTATCGTTCCGTGGAAGGACAACCCCGAGAATCCCTTTATCGAACTCTACTTCCACTATTTGGGCAATAAGACCCATCTCTCACCACTTTCATATGGCAACCGTGACCCGATTGCGGAGTTTGCTGACGCACTGAAGTCAGACCAGACCCGTGACCCGAAGGAGCGTTATGCCGAGGCTCGTCCGTTCATGCCGAAGCTCCGTACCTATATCCCTGTCATCGTTCGTGGTGAAGAGGACAAGGGCGTTCGTTTCTATTCGTTCGGTAAGACGGTCTATCAAGAGCTTCTTTCGTACATCTCTGACCCTGACTACGGTGATATCACCGATGCCAAGACTGGTCGTGACATCGTAGTTGAGTATATTCCGAAGGAAAAGAGCGATACCAACTTCGCCAAGACTTCGGTGAAGGTCAAGCCAGCTCAGACTCCGCTTTCGTCTGACCCAGCTCAAATGAAGTTGTGGATGACGGAACAGCCGGATATCAAGGAGCTTTATTCTGAGCCAACCTACAATGAGCTGAAGGTCGTACTTGAAAAGTATCTCGACCCCGATAATTCAGTCATCACTCCAGCCCGTGAGGCTGAGGAACCTAAGGCGGTGACCGCTACCGCCGCAGCTCCGAAGGAGAACGTCAAGAACGCTGTTGATGCGTTTGACGAGTTGTTCAACGATTAATTAACCAAAGACACGCTGTGTGCTAGGTAGCCTCAGAACTACCTAGCGCCTGCGTGTTTTGTTACATAAGGTACATATTATGCCACCAAAGAAAGCTGCTATCGCAGAAGATGTAAAAGCAAAAAAGAAGCCAGTCCCATCGGCAGACCGCGATGAACTGGCACAAGTTATCGCAGATAGCTTGAACAAGTTATACAAGGATGGGCAAGTCGCTTATTTCTTGGATGGTCAAGAGGAAACCCCGACTGATTTGACAGATTTTATTTCGACGGGAAATACAATGTTGGATATCGCAATCAGTAATCGTCCGTATGGTGGAATCGCCGCTGGTCGTATTACTGAGTTGACTGGATTGGAAGCATCTGGTAAGTCACTCGTCGGTGCGTCACTTATCGCAACCACACAGAAGCGTGGTGGTGTTGCGGTTCTGATTGATACCGAAAATGCAGTGAACGATGAGTTCTTCTCCGCAGTTGGTGTGGATATGAAGAAGCTCGTATATGTCCAACACGATACCGTTGAAGATATTTTCGATTCTATTGTCAACATAATTGAGAAGGTTCGTGCCTCTGGGAAGAAGGATAAGTTGGTCACGATTGTGGTTGACTCCGTTGCCGCCGCTTCTACTAAGACAGAAATGGCAGCAGACTTCAATAAGGATGGTTACGCAACTGCGAAGTCCATCATTATCAGTAAGGCAATGAGAAAGATTACGAACCTTCTTGGTCGTGAGAAGATTGCACTTGTATTTACGAACCAACTCCGTTTGAAGATGAACGCTCCTGCGTTCTCTGACCCATACACTACGTCTGGTGGTAAGGCAATCGGATTCCACGCTTCAACTCGTATCCGTCTGTCACAAGTCGGTAAGTTGAAGGATTCGGCTGGAAATATTATTGGTATCACCACGAAGGCGGTTATCACCAAGAATCGTTTGGGTCCGCCGTATCGTGAAGCTGAATTCAACATTTACTTCAATCGTGGTATTGATGACTACAGCAGTTGGTTGGATGTGTTGAAGGAGAACGGCATCGTCAAGCAATCTGGTGCATGGTATTCCTATGAGGACGAGAAGTTCCAATCAAAGGAATTTCCAGCCTTCCTCGAAGCCGACCAAGAACGTAAGAGTACGTTGTATGACAAGATTTGTGAAGCACTTATTATGAAGTATGAGAAGGACTTCGACCCATCTGCGGTTAACAAGGAAGCTGCAGAGGATGAGGACGAAGTATCACCATCCAAAAAGCAACTACTAAATGACTGATTTATTGAAGGTGTTTGATAGTATGCAGTTTGACAATAAGGACATTGGGTATAATTCCCGTGTCCTTATTGTTGACGCACTCAACACATTTATGCGGAGTTATGCCGCTATTCCCACATTAGATGAAGATGGTAATCATATTGGGGGAATGGCTGGATTTATGAAATCTTTGGGGTTTGCTATTCGTAGTTTCAAACCTACCAGAGTCGTACTCGTATTTGATGGAAAGGGTGGGTCACAACGTAGACGGAAGATTTATAAAGAATATAAGGCAAATCGGAAACCACCGACTCGTCTGAATCGTTCCTATGATATGACTACGGATGAACAAGAACGGGAGAATATGAAGTGGCAGTTGGTGTCACTTGTAGAAATGGTGGAATGTTTACCAGTTTCTATTCTTGCGTTGGACAATATCGAAGCAGACGATACTATCGCATACTTCTCAGAGTTGGTCACCAAGAATGGTGGTACCAGTATCATTTATTCTACGGATAAAGATTTCTTACAGATGGTAAGTGATAGCGTTAAGCTATACAATCCAGTCAAGAAGAAAACATTTGATATAGATATTGTAATGGAAACATATGGTGTTCACCCATCCAACTTTGTATTCTATCGTTCATTACTTGGTGACAAGAGTGACAATATTGATGGAATCAAGGGTGCTGGTGAGAAAACTGTATTAAAGTATATTCCAGAATTGGCTGACCCAAATATTGAGGTCAATTTGGATTTAATTGAACAGAAATATGCTGATATTAAAAAGAAGCCAAAGCTGGTAGAAAATATACTGGATAATACCAGTATAGTAAATAGAAATTTGCAATTAATGAATTTGCACGATGTGGATATTAATATTGATGCAAAGATGAAAATATTACATAAATACGAAGAAGGATGCCCTCCAATTCGGAAGTCGGACTTGACAAGACTGATGTTTCGTACTAATATTATTAGTAGTATTCAGAATTATGATGAATGGATAACATTTACTTTTACGCCTTTAGCGAGATATCATGGTAGACCATAAGAATTACGACAAGAATGTAGATACGTTGGCAAAATTCGGACCTAGTTTCCAAGCGAAAGCTGTGGCGGCTATGTTGAACTCTCCTGATTTCCTTGCTCAATCCTATGACGTTATCAATCCAAACTTCTTTGAGTTGGATGCGAATCAGTGGATTGTTGCGACTACGTTAGAATATTTTGACGAGTATAAGACATTACCTACGTTGGAAGTATTCAAGGTGGAGATGAACAAGGATGTCAAGGACGATACGTTACGTACTGGTATCGTGGAATCGCTTCGTAGTATCTTCCAAAAGATGAACGATAACGATTTGGATTATGTTCAAGATAGTTTCCTTGATTTCGCTAAGAATCAAACCTTAAAGTCTGCCATCATTAAGTCGGTGGACCTTCTGCAGATTGGTCAATATGGTGAAATCAAAGTTCTTGTTGATAATGCTCTTCGGAGTGGTCAACCCAAGACTGTTGGTCACGATTGGAAAAAGGATTTCGAGAAACGATTATTGAAGGACGCCCGTGATACGATTCCGACTGGATGGGATGCTCTTGATTCCCTTATCGGTGGTGGATTGGCTGGTGGTGAACTTGGAGTCGTTATCGCTCCGTCTGGTGTCGGTAAGAGTTGGGCACTCGCAACAATTGGTGCGAATGCATTGAGGCAAGGTAAAAAGGTTGTTCATTATACCTTGGAATTGAATGAAAATTATGTGGGACTTCGGTACGATACGATTTATACTGGTATTGAGCCTGGAAAGATTCCAGAGAATCCTGAATTGATTAAGGATTTGGTGGAAACGATTAAGGGTGAAATTATCATTAAGTATTATCCCGCTCGTACTATTACATCTCATACGATTCAGGCTCACGTTCAACAGATGGCATCGTTGGGATTCAAGCCAGACCTCATCATCGTTGATTATGCAGATTTGATGAGTGCGAACGCCAGAACCGATGCACGATATCAAGAGTTGGGTGCAGTTTATGAAGAACTTCGTGGATTGGCTGGTGAATTGCAGGTTCCGATTTGGACGGCTTCACAGACTCAGAGAAGTGCGTTACAAGACGAAGTGATTCAGGCGGACAAGATTGCAGAATCGTATTCCAAGATTATGACAGCCGACTTGGTACTCTCAATCTCTCGGAAACTAGAGGACAAGGTTCATAAGACGGGTCGCGCTCATATCATCAAGAACCGATTTGGTGGAGATGGTCAAACGTTCCCGATGATTATTGACGCAAGTGTAGGTAAGATAGAGATTTACGACGAATCCTCCGCAAAGGGGATTATGTTGAAGAAGCAGATGGAAAATGGTGAAACGGTTACGAAACAAAACCTCGCAAAGAAACTATTAGAGATGGATTTGGATTAAAAAATATCGTTGGGTAATCACCGATTTTTTCACGTAACACAGTAGTATTTATTTAACCCCAAACCCCTAACGATTTTGGAGTAAGAAGTATGCAACTAGAGTCAAAGATATTGTCAGAAATTACAACGTTTATGAAATATGCGAAGTATCTTCCAAAGAAGCAACGCCGTGAAACGTGGAAGGAACTCGTAGATAGAAATAAAGCAATGCATTTAGAGAAGTTCCCAAAGTTAGAAAAAGAAATTGAAGCAGCATACGAATTTGTGTATGATAAGAAGATACTTCCATCCATGCGGTCACTCCAATTCGCAGGGAAGCCAATTCAAATCAATAATGCACGTTTGTACAATTGCTGTTTCCTTCCAATCAATCACACAGACGCATTTAGTGAAGTGATGTTCCTTCTTCTTTCTGGAACGGGTGTGGGTTATTCCGTACAGAAGAATCATATTGAACAACTTCCACCAATCAACAAGCCAGTCAAGTCACGCCGTTATCTCGTCGGTGACAGTATTGAAGGTTGGGCAGATGCGGTCAAGATGCTCGTAGAAGCATATATGAAGGGGAAGGCATTACCAGTTTATGATTTCTCAGATGTTCGTCCAAAGGGTGCATTATTGCTCACCTCTGGTGGTAAGGCACCTGGTCCAGAACCACTCAAGGATGCACTTCACAACATCCAAAAGATTTTCGACCGTAAGCAAAATGGTCAACAACTTACCACACTCGAAGTGCACGATATTCTGTGCTTCATCGCTGATGCAGTTCTTTCTGGTGGCATTCGTCGTTCCGCAATGATTTCATTGTTTGATTTGGATGACGATGATATGTTGACCTGTAAGTTCGGCAACTGGTGGGAAACCAATCCACAGCGTGGTCGTTCCAATAACTCTGCAGTTATCGTTCGTCACAAGATTGAAAAGGAAGTATTCTTAGAACTTTGGAAGAAGATTGAAATGAGTGGTTCTGGTGAACCTGGATTCTTCTTCACAAATGATGCAAATTGGGGATTGAATCCTTGTGCAGAAATCTCACTCCGTCCATTCCAGTTCTGTAACCTCACCACGATTAATGCCGGTGACATCAAGGACCAAGATGATTTCAACGCACGTGCGAAGGCAGCAGCATTCATTGGAACATTACAAGCAAGCTATACTAATTTTCACTATTTGAGAGATATATGGAAGAGAACAACGGAAAAGGAAGCACTCATCGGAGTGTCGATGACGGGTATCGCTTCGGGCACCGTCCTGAATTTAGATATGAAAGAAGCAGCCAACGTGGTGAAGGAAGAGAATGCACGTGTGGCGGAAATGATTGGGACAAACAAGGCTGCGAGAACCACCACTGTCAAGCCCGAAGGAACCTCATCTCTAGTATTAGGAACTTCCTCTGGCATTCACGCTTGGCATAATGATTTCTACATTCGTCGTATCCGTGTAGGTAAGAACGAAGGTATCTATCAATATCTTGCAGACAATCATCCAGAAATCGTGGAAGATGAATTTTTCAAGCCGAAGCAACAAGCAGTTATCTCTGTTCCACAAAAGGCACCAAAGGGTGCAATCACCAGACAAGAATCTGCACTTGACCTTCTTGGACGTACCAGTAAGGTATGGAAGGAATGGGTAAAGGCTGGTCATCGTAAGGGTGAGAACAAGAATAACGTATCCGTCACCGTCACCATCAAGCCAGACGAATGGGTTGGTGTTGGAGAATGGATGTGGGACAATCGTGAGAACTTCACCGCATTAAGTGTTCTGCCGTATAGTGACCACAGTTATATGCAAGCTCCATTCGAAGATATCACCGAAGAACAATACAAGGAAATGGTCGGTCACTTACATAAGATTGATTTGACCAAGGTGGTTGAAGTCGAAGATAATACCGACCTCGCAGGTGAAGTTGCTTGTGGTGGTGGTGGATGTGAGGTGCAATAATGCAGGAACTCACGTTACAAGAATTTGAAGAAAAGTTGGCATCCAAGGAGCCGTTCGTGGTAGATTTCTGGGCTCCTTGGTGCCCAACCTGCATCGAAATGTTACCTATGGTGGAAGAAGTGGCAAATGAATCCACTGTTCCATTCTATAAGGTAAATGTAGATGAACAACCAGAACTGAAAGAGAAGAATCGTATTAAGGCGATTCCGATGTTAATGTTCTATAAGGATGGACGGACGCGGGAATTCCTTTACGGAAAAAACGATAAGACAAAAATTGAGCAAAAGT